CCACCTGACGGAGCCCTACTACATCTACTTCTTCAACCAGAGCGACGCGATAGACCACACAATCCACCGCACCACGGTCAGGATCATGCGGAAGGACCAGCTCCGCAAGGTGATCCCTTATGTGGGAGGCAAGCCGGTCCCCATGCTGGGCACGGGCCTGCTCAAGGTGGACAACCAGAAGGGCAAGGCCGAGTGGGTCTGGATCCTCCCCCGGGACATCCCGCACACCCAGGGTGCAACCCCGTTCGACCAGGTAATCGAAGAGGTGGCAAGCAGGGCATTCGCCCTGAACGTGCCCATCATAAACGCGTGAGGTGAACATGGACAGAGTAAGGCTCGTCATAGATCGCACGGCTGCAGGGCTTCAGGACAAGGTCAACAGGGCATTTGAAGAGGGCTACCGGCCCGACGGCTCCTTCAACAGGACCGATGACGGCAGGTGGTTCATGCAGACCATGACGCTTCCTGAACCCAGCGCACCCGAGAGGGTGGAACCCAAGGGAAGGGAGCCAAAGCCGAACAGGGCGAAGAAGGCTCCCTCGAAGAAGGCAGCAGCGAAGAAGTAATCCAACCCGCCGCCGGGGATAACGGGCGAACGAAAGAGAGGGCGACATGGAAAATCTAACGGCAGATCCGACCAGCACGGGCGTAGCAGCAGATCCCGCCGCCGGGGATGGTGGACAGCCGGCCGCGCCGCCAGCGGCACCAACGGAACCAGGGGCCCAGCCAGCAGCGCCTGCAGACGACCTCAACCTGAGTGATCGTGAAAGGGCGTTCCTGGAGGGATTGAGGGATGAGCGCTCAAAGAGGCAGCAGATAGAGAGGGAACTGGAGCTTGCCAGGGCAAACCATGTGCTGGGATCGTTCCAGCCAGCTCCGTCGCAGCCTGGAGCGCCAGCGCCGCTTAACGAACCTGCCCAGCCAGCGGACCCGTTCGCTGACCTGGACGACGACGACCTCATGACCGGTGCCGACATCAAGGCGAAAGTCGTGCCGAAGTTCATGGGGATGCTTCAGCAGATAGCAGGGGCGATAGCGGTACAGCAGCGGCAGGCTCAGTTCTCGGACGTCACCAACGACGACATCAGGACGCACATCCCCAAGATCATAGCGGAAGACCCCGCGCTCGCGCAGGTCATCAAGGTCCTTCCCGCTCCGGCCCAGTTCATCATAGCCCAGACGCTGACAAGGTTCGCAAAGAACGCAGCGCCGAGGGCCAACGGGCTGCCGCCGGAAGTGCCAGGGACTCCTCCCGCTGCTCCGTCAGACCCCCTCAGCGACATTGCTCGCGCAATCCTCGCCAATGCCAGGAAGCCAGGAGCACCAGGCTCCGGAGGCGGCGGGGCACTTGACGACGTGGTGACGCTCCTGAAGAGCATGACGCCGGAGCAGTACGAGGCGTACCGGCAGCAGAAGAAGAAGGACATGGGCCTGTAGGGGTGGGGTGAGACAGTCCGAAGGAGGACACAGAAATGGAACTTACCACCACAACCGAAGTCCCCGCAGCCGTAGCGATATTCTACGACCGTGAGCTTCTGGCAAATGCAAGGGCAAAGCTCTTCCATGAGAAGTTCGCGCAGACCCGGAACCTGCCTTCCAAGTCAGGCGACACCATCAAGTTCCGCAGGTATGGCACCCTGACCACGGCCACCACGCCGCTCACCGAGGGCGTGACCCCTGCAGGGCAGAAGCTCTCCAAGACCGACCTGCTCGCCAAGGTCAGCCAGTACGGTAGCCATAAAATTGCCGTACGCAAATCCTTTCTGATTTACGGGAACGCCTAAACAAGGAGATGACAATCCATGCAAGGTAACCCGAGGGAAGCGGTTCTCATCTCATATCTGGCCGGGATAATCGACGGCGAGGGCACAATCCGCATTAATCGTTGCGCTGGAGATAAAACGCTAAGGCAGCTCAAGCGGAAGAATCCTATTCATGCCGGACAAATATCGGTCGGGATGACCTCCAAGGATGTCTGTGATCTTTTGCAGTCCGTTCTTGGTGGATCAGTGAGAGAAGAACGCGTTCCTGATGGTCGCAAGGTTATATATCGGTGGGCAATCACGTCCAGGCCAATGGTAATCGCGGCCCTCAATAAGCTCATGCCTTATCTGATTGTGAAGAAGGAACAGGCGCAAGCTGTTTTGGAGTTTTGCGAATACTGGCCGGACAAGAATGTTCACCTTGCTTTGACGCCACAGGAACTACAGCGGCGTGAGGATGCGTTCTGGAAGGTTCGCAAGCTCAATGCCGTTGGAGCACCCGCAACGACTGAGCGAAAGGACATTCGTGAGAATGAAGCGACAGTCTGAACTTATGAGAAATCATAAGAGGGGAATCGAAGCGTTCCCCCGCCTCTTTACTGAGGTCAGTAAGCCGACAGGTGACGCGGCTGAAAGTAACAGGATGGATTTTGTCTACGTCACCGATTGGGTCAACATGACGGTTGAGGACCCCGTTCTCACCGTGGCCCAGGAGGAGCTGGGCGACCAGGAAGGCCGCACCCGTGACGAGCTCGTCAGGGACATCCTGATTGCATCGCTCACCGCGACCCATGCGGCAGGCGGGTCCAATGGCAACACTCCGACCGAGATCACCAAGGCCGACATCGACGACCTGGTCAAGACGCTCCTGGGGGCAGACGCTGAGTTCTTCGCTCCGAAGATCACCGCGTCCACAGGGGTAGGCACGTCACCCATCAGGGACGCCTTCTGGGGCATCGCGCACACCGACCTGATCGACGACCTCGAGGACGTGAGCAACTTCAAGAGCACGTCGGAGTACCCGAAGCAGGAAGGCGTGGTCGATGGCGAGTGGGGCTCGACCGGGAACGTCAGGTGGCTCGTCAGCTCAGTTGCGGCGAAGAACTTAACACCGAACCCGGACGAGTACGACCTGCCGATCATCGGGAAGAACGCCTATGCCGTGACCGACCTGGAGAGCGGCAGCGAGAGCATCGTGAAGGCGTTCGGCTCCGGCGGCACTTCCGACCCGTTGAACCAGAGGGCCACGGCAGGCTGGAAGATGGCATTCGTCGCGCGGATCCTGAATGACAACTTCATTCAGCTTCTGCAGGTCACCCACAGCTAAGGCCCGTAAAGGGAAGGAGGAAAAATCAATGTCTCAGATAGTTGTAGGACATCTTGAATCGGACGGGGCGGCAATCAACCTGCCCCTTGGGTTTGTTCCCGACGTGCTCTTCCTGTTCAACGCCAACGCCGCGGCAGGCGAGGTCTTTCTCTCCGTATGGTTCGGAGGAGAGATGGACGACGCGGCAGAGATCCAGTTCAAGGCGCTGGCAGACGACGGCAGCACGGGCGGCCTGACCATCGACTACGTCAGCTCCGGCGGCTACATCTCCGACTGGACGTACACCACCAGCTACATCGACAAGGGGACCAGCAACGATGACGACGATCCGGTGCGGATAACCGCACAGAAGGGCGTCACCATCAGCGCGGATTTCTCCGACGACTCCGACGAGCTCTGGTACATCGCCATAGGCGCTGACAAGGTCAAGGACCACGGGGACATCAACGCATAGCACACTAACCAGGCCATGAGGGGGCTCCGGCCCCCTTGGGCCATAAGCGAGAGGGAGTCATGAATCCTGAACTGAAGAAGAGAGACAAGGAACAGGCGGCACAGTTGAAGGAAGCGAAGAAGAGGTGGCTGAAAGAGCTGGAGGAGGAGCCCAAGGTCGAGTGCATCGTGAGGAATCACGACTTCCTCAACCAGGGCGTACCGATCGAGTTCACCTTCAGGCGGGTGAAGAAGTACAGCATCAAGGACGGCGAAACCGTCACGCTCCCGCTCTCGGTCTACAACCACATCAACTCCATGCAGGTTCCTGCCCCGGTGACTGTCCAGGACTTCACCACCGGACAGATGAAGACCGACTTCTCCCACAAGAGGGCCAGGTTCACCGCCACGCTGACCGAGAAGGGCATCGCAAGCCTTCAGTCCATGGTGTCTGCCCCTGCTCGCAAAACCAAGGAGGCAAGCCAGTGAAAAGGCTATTCAGGATAGTCATTCCTTTGCTCACCATCATGGCCGTGGCTGTCATCGCATGGTCGGCGGGGGCTCTCAGGATCAACCTGGAAGCTGTCAAGAACCCGCAGTTGCTGCTGAAGATCCTCGAGCGCATGGACTACCAGCTCGACGATATCAGATCATACTGGACGACTGACGACTTCGTCTTCAGTGATCCGGGGCTGACCTATGGCAGCGCGGCTGCCAAGCTAAAGATCAGCAACACCTGGGTTGTCATCAACGGGGTGCTGCAGTATGTCGCCTCGGCCGAGACTGCCCCCGCAGACACGATCCCGCAGAATACCTACGGGGCCTGGGCCTTGGAGGTGGGGGTCAACGGCACCATCGACGAGATCGGGGCGACTGACAACGCCACGGGGTACGCATCGGCAGCCCTTGCAGTCGCGGGACTTCCGGCAGTTCAGACCGACCATGCCCGTCTGGGGTACGCCACGGTCATTCATACCGTGGCAGACTTCGTGGGCGGCACAACCGAGTGGACCACGGCCGGCGTGACCGCCGTGTACGTCGATCTCCTTCCGACCGCGAAACTGTCCAGCGACCTGATCAGCAGGGGTAAATAGCATGTACGAGTGGGACCTGACAGCCATACGGAGCAAGGTTCGATCCATCACGGGCTACCTGTCCACCGGACAGATGGCAGATGAAACCATCGACGGCCACATCAACCAGGCCTACTGCAACGAGCTCCCGCGGCTGTTGGGTCACACTCAGTTTCATGCATGGTTCACGTTCGACACCGTTGCCAGCACCGGCGAGTACACCATCGACGACCTGGCCAGCGACGACGGGGCGAACATCATCGCCTTCGACGGCAGCTATATCACCGTCGACGATGCAGACGCCTCGGTCTACTACGACAGGGCGGCATTCTTCGCCCTCTGGCCCGAGGGTGAAACCTATACCGAGGACACACCAACCGACATTCTCATCGAGGGCAGGAAGATCTGGCTCCGGCCGCCTCCAGACGACGCATACGAGGTGAAGATCCCCGTCACCCGGAAGTGCCCGGAGGCCCTCGAAGAAGCAACAGACAAGCCGCTCGACCCATCATGGGGGCCTCTTATCGCCTTCATAGCGGCAGAGATCATCCTCCT